TTTTGCTGAAAAGCAAGTCAAGGAGCAGTTAGAGAATGATCGCATGCCAATCAATCAACAGGCTTTGATGAAGAAGTTTGGCTTCACTCATGCCTATGTTAAGAAGTTAGAACGTAAAGGCTTAAGATTTCGTAATCAAGGGAAAGATATTATGTACGATGTCAATGATGTTTATGAGATTTTGGAATTAGAGAAAGAAGTACGAAAATTAAGAGCATAAGGAGATAAAAATGTTTGAACCACCGATTTTAAACCAGCTAATGGGGGTTGGAGCCTTGCTGATTGGATTTGCAGGGGCTTGCCGTCATATCAAATTGCAGGAACAACGCAAGGAAGAAGAAATACGAGAAGAGCAAGAATTTGCGTCTATGATTATCCAAGGCTACAATCACGCATTCGAACGCGGTAGAGAGGACAAATGGCAAGAGATTCGCAAGAATATCCGTCGTCCATTTCCTGGCTTTACCTACGACAACGAACCGCCTGTAGGTTTGCGTCCTGAACCATTAGACTTGCCAGAACCACGAAGATCACGCTATGCAAAGTATTTGGGGTAGAGCAAAGGAGACGCTAATGACTAGAATTGAACTTGAAAACCGTGTAAGGCTTTTGGCCAATCATGAAGAAAAAAACGAATTACTGGATCTTGGGCTAACATCCAAGGCCAGATATGTGAAACGAGTTCTGGAACTTGGAAAGGTGTATGCTCATGTTTGATTATGACAGAGACATAATGCAACCGCCTGAAGAACGTGAAGAACTCGACCCAAGCGAGTACATCTATGTTGGATGTGGGCAGTATCGATACGTGGGTGATGAAATATGATCCAAGAGCTACACACAGAAATCGACAATTGGCGGTCTGACTATATCCATCTCGGCCGAGAACTCGGAGAAATCATCAACGACCAACAGGATATTATTTTGAAATTGCAAACCGAAAATCGACGCTTAAAGCGTGAAAATTGGAATCTTAAGAAGACGAAAAAGAGGAAAATTATATGCCACAATTGATTGATTTGTCAGGTAGGAGATTTGGTAGATTAACAGTTATAAAGCGTGCAGAATCAAATCGTAAAGAAGTTTATTGGGTGTGTCAATGCGATTGCGGAAACATAAAAACAGTACGCGGAAGCCTGTTGACTACTAAAAACAAGAAAAGGAGAGTTCGGAGTTGTACTTGCTTACTGAAAGAGCGAGCATCGGCTAGGCAGGGGATTTTGACTGAAAAAGCAACAGAGGCAAACAAACCATTTCTTGAATTTGAAAAAGGAACGAATATTCGAATAATTTCCTCAAAAAAATTACCTAAAAATAATAAAAGCGGAGTAAAAGGGGTTTGTTTCGACAGTTCTAGAGGCCAATGGATTGCGTCTTTAAAGCTCAAAAGAAAAGTTGTTTTTCGTGAGAGATTTAGAAAATTCGATGATGCAGTCAAAGCTCGTAAAAAAGCAGAAGAAAAATATTTCAAACCAATCATTGAGAACGCAAAAAACACGGGATTGTTTTAACAAAAGGAGAAGAAAATGAGTTACGAACAAATATCAGAATCAACATATTTTCAAAATGTAGAACACTGGAACCGTTTTGCTAGAGAAGTTAGAGAATTTGGCGGTCTAGGAATTTGTGACGATGAAACAGGCGAAGAACTATATACAATCTAAGGAGAAAGACAAAATGACAAATAATCAATTAGCGACGCAGACAAAACGCGACATTACTACTGACCCAAGTTCATTGACTGGGGCAGACATTAAAAAGTATTTTGACCCACAAAACCTACTGACTGAAAAACAAATAGGTCAGGCTCTAGCCTTATGTAAAGGTCGCAATCTTAACCCATTTGCTAATGAGGTGTACATTGTGGCTTACAAAAATCGTAATGGAGGCACAGAGTTCAGTTTGATTGTCTCTAAAGAGGCTTTCTTGAAGCGTGCCGCTCAATGTAAAGACTATGAGGGTTTTGAGGCTGGAGTAGTGGCAGTGGATGGCGAGGGCGTTATGCACGAACGCAAGGGGGCAATCATGCTCCCAGGGGACACACTGATAGGCGGATGGGCGAGAGTGTACCGCAAAAATTTCAAGGTACCTGTGGAAATCTTTGTTAGCCGTGAGGAATATGACAAGAAACAAAGCACCTGGAACTCTATGCCAGCTACCATGATTAGAAAGACGGCTCTGGTAAATGCTCTTAGAGAGGCTTTCCCTGAGGACTTAGGCAATATGTACACTGAGGATGACGGTGGAGAAACATTTGACCGTATCAAAGATGTCACACCTCAAGAAAGTCGAGAGGATGTCGTAGCACGCAAGATGGCTCAGATTGAACAATTCAACAAAGTACAAGAGGCGAATCACCCAGTTCCTGAACCTACTCAAGTTGAGGAGTCGATCCAGAGCGAACCGTTACAAGGCGAACTATTAGAAGAAATGGAGTACTAACATGCAAGAATTACAAGTTATTGATGATAAGAAAATCAATAAAATCTATGAAATGATTACAACAGATGAGCTTACTAGAGAGTCTTTTGAAAAAGACCTTATAGAGGCTACTGAAAAGTACAAGGACTATATTCCTACAGCTAGCACTCTCAAAGACGACAAGGCAAAGCGAGCTGAATTTAATAAGCTAATTGAGTCTAAAAATCGTATCCGTATCGACACTAAAAACTTGCTATCAGAGACGGCTAACACATGGGATAGTTATGCTAAGTCAATTATTGAACCATTTGCAGCCGTAGTTAGTGAATTTGATAAAGGTATTAAGGAAATTGAAGAACATCAAAGACAACTAAAAATAGATACGGTTAAGAGTTACATAGCCAACAAATCGGCTGAGTACATGCTAGACCCTCGTCTATTTGACGAGAAGGCCCTTGAGTACATCAAGGCTGGCGATTTCATGGCTGACGGTGTTACGCTCAAGAAAGTTACGATGAAGTCGCTGGACGACATGATTACATTTGAGTATCAGAAGCAAGAAGAGTACAAGAAAACCATCTCAGCCATCTCAGGGCAATGTGCTGAGTACGGAATGACAGACCAGCCATATATTCGGATGTTGAAAGACATGACTTTGCTTGAAGTGCTGGAGCAAATCAAGGCAGATTACGCTTTTGAAAAGCAAAAGGAAGAGTTGAGATTGGCTCAAGAGCGAGCTGAACGAGAACGTGAGGAAGTTTTAACTCAACAAGAAAATGAACATCCAGAGTTTAGAACAACCCTTGGCTGTCATATCGACGAGGAAACGCAAGAATTTGACCCAGAAACGGGCGAAATCTTAGACGGTGGGCAATTATCCCAAAACCCACAAGAAGCCGTCAGAGGGGTTGAAAATGGGTTAAAACGATATACCCAAAAAATGACCTTGGAAGTATATTTCGCCGACACGGAAGAAAAAGACTATTTCAAGAATAGCCTTGCGTATTTGGGATTTGAATACAAGAAAAACTACACTGTTAAAGGTTATCAACGAATTGAGCCGTTGACGCAGACAGAACTTGAAATGAAATTATAGAAGTTTGGGATGTTATCAAAGGAAAGTGAGGAAAGAATGAAAATTTATATTGAACAAGATGACATAAAATTGAGCTTTGAGCGAGTGCAGGAACTTGATTATAAAACCTTATTCAAGGCCTATCAGATGGTCACAGGGTCTGATGAAATCCTTGAGGATTTGAGTCGGAAAGAGCCTGAGAATGCAGGGACCGTTTTAAAAAATGATGCTGAAAAAATAGCTGAAATCGATCATGTCAATATCAAAGAAGTCACAGACAGGTTTTCAGCAAAATTTAGCGGAAGTCCAGCGTTTTCTCAGAAACCAAGCGAGAAGGTAGATGTTGATTTACAATGCCCATTTTGCGGATGTGCGAAGCGGTGGAAAGTCCCGTCTTACTATAAATTCATGAATTGTCCTGACTGCCAAGGCTCAGTTTTCTTGTCTTGGGCGACAGGGGTTAAAGGGGAATTGGATGAAAATGGATTTTATTTCAGAGGGGACAGCCCGATGAAATTTAAAGAGCAGACAGATGAATTTGAGGATATGTTTGCTATTGAAGAATCAAAATAACCAAAACCAACTATTTCCATTTTGGAAACAACTCAAAAATCAACAAGCCGTGCATTCTTGTAAAACTGCGAACTAGAAAACGTCAGTAAAGGTCATGTGACCTTGGACGAGCGACTGCCCGTATTTAGCCAATTCTCACAAAGGCAGTCGCATTTTTTTGGAGAAAATTAATGAATTATAAAATCGATATAGTAGGAACAGATATCACACTTGAAATCGTGGACAAGACCATCACGATCACCAATAAAATTGAATATGATATGCAGATGCATTTTAGAAATACAGATGCAGATGCTTCTCTTGATACAAGTGGCGACGTGTTTGAACCTCTCTACTGGTTAGATATTAAGGTGACACCGAAAATGCCGACAGAGTATCATACGAGCCTTGGAATCAAGAGAGAAAAGCGTCACTTGGCCGAACTTCAGAAGTTCTTTGAGTTTATTGAGAGTAATAAACGAAACCTATTTGATCTCTGTGGATTCAAGGGAGAACTGCAATGAAATCTCTGACATTATCGTTAGACATTTCAACTACTGCGACAGGCTGGGCCGTATTTCACGGCTCTTACCTTGTTCAGAGTGGTGTCTTAAAGCATAAAAGCAAATCGTTCTTTGAACGTGGGCGCTTCATGGCTAGTGAATTGCGAGCGATTCAATCGAGAGCGCTCCAGAAGTACGACTGCCATTTTGAATCGATTGTGGTCGAGAAGAATTCAGTCATGGGACCAAATCAGCAGTCTATGATCAGCATCGGAATTGTGACAGGTATCATCCTTGGCCGACTGATTGCTGACAATGTGTACTTCGTGAACGTGTCGACCTGGCGCAAGTACTGGAAGTTTAGTTACAAGGACCGAAGTAAAAAGTCGATGAAGCTGCAGGCAGTTGCTAAGGTGTCTGATGAATTCGACCTGAACGTTAAAGACGATGAAGCTGACGCTATCCTGATTGGTTCATATTTTGTAAACCATGGCCAAGAATTTGGAAATCTGGAAAACCACAAGGTAAGTTGAGGAGTTAGAAGATGAATGAAAAACAAATAACAGAATTAATCGAAAGAATGCGTGAACTTGGACATATTTACTCTTATCAAGGCGCAAAAAACCTTATCCGAGAATACGAGAAGTTAAACAAACCAGAAAAAGTCAAAGTTCCGCAGTTTGTGGCGGATTATATCGAGGAAAGTAGATTGAAAGGTTGGGACTTACTGGCTTCGATGTGCTTTGTAGTTTCTGCAAAAAACAAAAAAACTACAAAGTGGTTTTATTTAGGCGAAAATAAAAACATATTCGCACTTGCTTGGATTTTCGGCTACGATGTCGAGGAAGAGAAGCGGTATTTGGTGAAGATGAAAGATGTTGAGATTAATTTTAATTTTTTAAATCGTCACAGAAACGAGAACTACTGGATATTTTCAAGCAAAGACGAACATATTTTATATCAAACACATCACACCCGTAAAGAATTAGAAGAAGCTGGATTCGGATGGGTGTTCAACTGTGAAGGGATTGAGATTGAGGAGGTTGTGGGATGAGTTATGATTTGGAAATCTTAGCGAAAATAGAAAACGTAGATTATATTCGTATCGCTGAACCTAAATATAGTTCTCCGACCTACAATCTCGGGAAGATGTTTAGAATTGCTATGGATTGGGATTTTGACCAAGAAACTACGTACAACATCGCTGATGTTTTAGATAACATTCAACGCGGTATCTCTGAATTAGAACGGTACCCTGAAAAGTATGTGCAGTATGAACCTGAAAATAGATGGGGAACAGTTAGCGATGCATTGGAGGTTTTAAAGTCGCTGAAAGAGTGTATTTTAGAACAAGATATTGATACGAAATATTTATATGTGAGGTGGTAACATGAAACGACCAAACAGATACCCTTACACACGAAGTCAATGGGCTGAAGAAACTGTTAATCACTATACATATAAAAGCGATATTTGCTATACAAGTCACATTTTAGAAAATAGACTTACTGGAGAAATTAAGAGCAAGGAGGTTGAGTGATGGTATTAACGCTTGGAAGTAGTATTACTGAACTTATTCTTGAAATTGGTAATATTTTAAACTCTCCTGATAACAATACAACAACTTTCGCACTTGAAATTCCAAATCAATCTTTCTTTCTAGAAATAAATGTAAAACCAAAGAAAAAGGAAAAAGAGGTAATGAATCCATATGTTGTGAAAAAAATTATGAGAGATGAAAACTCTGTTTTTGATAAAGACAATAATTACCACAAACAGAAGGAAAAAGAAAGACATAATCCGGTCTTTAAACGAAAGAATTCAAAAAAGTAAGGAGGTGGAGTGATGTCGTTTTACGGTGGAACATTCGTTAATTATTGCAAATATTGCGATGACAAATATAGTGGGATTTTCAAATTAAAAAAACATGAAGATGCTATTAAAGGATTCCATAGATGGTTGAAAGAACACGGAAGAGAGGTCACAGATTGAAACGATTCATAGCTATCTGGATATTATTGTCTGCTGGATTAAATATCTGGCAGATGGACAGGATTCGAGATTTGGAAGAGAAGAAGCCGATGGTTATCTATAAAGCCGATAACGCAGGCGCTGAAATCCATGGCAAAGTCCTTGAGAAAGGACGGCATGGCAAGCTGTATACAGTAACTATCAGAGATTATGGGATTTTCGTAGTCGCTAGAGAGCAGTATGAGAAGATTAGAGTAGGGGATGAGGTGTTGCTATGACAACAAACATGGAATTATTAGCGCATCATGTTGAGCATTGGGCGAAAGATAGAGGGTTAGACAATCCCGACAATAGCACGGCTCAAGCATTGAAGTTGTTTGAAGAAGCAGGCGAACTGGCGCAGGCACATCTCAAGAAGCGAGATGATGAGGGCAAGGATGCCGTAGGTGACATTTTGGTAGTGTTGACTATCTACTGTCAGCAGAAAGGCTGGTCTATCGCTGAGTGCTTCCAGACGGCTTGGAATGAGATTAAAGACCGTAAGGGTAAGATGGTAGACGGCTCGTTTGTCAAAGAGGAGGATTTATAAAATGAAAAAACTAGGAATCATTATTGGGGCGGTATTTGTAATCGTTGTATCGCCATTTGTGGTTCAGTATGGGTGGAATGAGATTATCACAACAATTGTTCCAGTTGGTAAAATTACAGTCTGGCAAGCTTTAGGGATGGATGCACTACTATCTTTCATTTGGCCTGTGTTATCCAGCAAAAAAGAATCTTATGAAGATTATTCATATGCCGTAAAAAGCAGTATTTCAAAAATCATTACATGTGCATTTTTGATATGGCTAGCTAGTTTGTTTATTTAAGGAGTGTTGGCATGATACCGAAATATAGAGCGTGGGATAGCGCAAAAAAAGAAATGTTTAAAGATACTTTCGCAATAACAGAAAGTGGGCAAGTTGTAGTAGTTGAACAGGAGTCCGTCGCAAGCTCTCCAGATTATGTTTTTGTTGAACATCTGGTCATCATGCAATCAACAGGATTGGTTGACAAAAACGGCAAGGAAATCTTTGATGGGGATATCCTTGATTACAAAGGCAGAAAAGCGCTTGTAAGATGGCATGGCTCTTACGCAAGTTTTATTTATAGATTTGTAGATGAACCACACAAACGAAATGCAGAATGGAAACCTCTTTATTTAGCTTACATGAAATGTGAAATCATCGGCAACATCTACGACAACCCAGAACTTTTGGAGGATAAGGAATGAGACCAAAAAGATACCCTTTCAGTGGCGCTAAAAAAGAGAGCGAAGCTAAGAAGATATCGTTAATGCTTAAAAAAGTCGATGAATTTGACTTGAAAGGATGTGTTTGGGCGGAGCCTCTCCCTCTTTATAGAAAAACAAGAGTCCAGGTAGAGCTAGAGGGTTATGGAAAGAAAATCATAACCGAATTTAAAACAGATGATATGGATTTTTCCAGAAAAACTTCATTCTTTAAGAGGGCATTATTCAAAAGAGCTGAAATGATGTCTCAGTTTGATTTTAGAGAAACAACAATCGAAGAATGGAATCGAATAATCTTAGAACTTTTGGAGGCTATCAAATGGACCCAGAAATAATTGATAATATAAACAAACCAAGCCACTACCAAGGCAGATTTGGCATGGAATCTATCGATGCTTTAAG